GTTATATCTGGCTGAATTGAAAAAGAATGAAAAATTGCAAGAGCGGCTGCAGAAGCTGGGCCGTAGGAATATCAAATTGGAAATAGAGCCAGAGGCAGGTCTTCTTGAAAGAGTTGTCGCCCAACCTGTATATCAAAGATGGAAGAAGAAGCGCGATGCCTTGACGTTTAAGTACGATAAAAGCATCGACGCCGCTATTAATGATATTACAGAATATATCAAGGACTACACCACTCTAGACATAAGCACCACAATGGCGCGAATGGCTGGAGTGCTCCTTGCTGCGAGTCAGGCTACTGATTATATTAGCCTCAGCAAGATTCTAACAGGAGTTCTGTTTCAGCATATCGAGAAATCCCACATTTCTTTCTTGATTTCTGAAATAGAAGGGCTTATATCTCCTCAATCCAGTATATCTGATCTGCAGAAAACTAAAGAGAAATTGATAAGTTTTCGGCAGATGACTGCACAATTCAGCGAAGTCCCATTGTACAAATTGTTTAGTAAAGTACTCGCTGTCATATGCTATTCTGGATTTATTCCCTCAGCACGGCTCCCGCCTGGAGCCATACAACAGTATGTCACTACTTGGGAAGATAATGTGACTACCGAGTTTGAGAAAACCACGTTCATCGATACTATCTTGTACATCGCTGAATATACTCTAGACATAGTGGAAGTCGTCAGAGGAGGAGGGTCAATGCGTGACCTTATCCTTCCTTCAAATATTCATAGCAGATATGCACATGCTTTGAGTTTGAGAACATCTTTTGTCAATGGTCAACTCGGTAACGTCGGTCTCGATGACGATAAGTACTATGGAATCGTCAAGGGGCTGTCTCTAGATGTGGAAAGGATGCTTATGCGTTCTGATTTGCCTCAATCAGCTAAGACTGTATATGCAGGCTATCACAGAAACATACTGGCGTTGGAAGCAGAGATTAGAGCAGCTACTAATAATATAGGTGCTAAGATCATGCCTCTTTCGGTCGTATTGTATTCGCCTCCTGGAGTCGGTAAAACGACTCTCATGGAGATGGTGATAGGTGCTGTTGCATCTGCTGGTGAGTTTGAGTCGGAAGCTAAGTATCGGTGTTATCACTCTGATATGTCCAAATATGATGACACCCATAAAGAACACCATACCATCTTTATTGATGATGATGCTGGGTCAAAAATTTTGACGGACTCTAATCGAGACACATCCGGTACAGCTAATTGGCTGAAGATTATCAACAACGTTCCTGATACAGCGCACAAAGCGGATCTAGAAGGAAAGTTAGGAGTCTTCAGAAAATACAAGTTTGCCGTTGCTACCACTAATCAAGTGGATCTCGATATTCCAGAAGTTTTGTCCACGCCCCTTGCGGGTTTCAGACGATCCTTGTGGATTGAGTGCCGTGTCAATGATGAATTTAAAAGACCTGGCAACAACATGCTTGACTTTCAGAGGGTCAAGGTTACTGATGGAATCCCGGAACCTACTAATGAAGTTCGATTCTATGAATGGGTCGAACAATCATCAGATGAAGGTGAACCGGATGGTGCGAGCGCCGAATTTAGCGATTGCGATATGGACCTCCATGAAGCGAAAAGTACGCTGAAGAGACTGAGAAAGCTCATGTATGACAACAGAACAATACTCAGGTCTTATAATGGAAACGATTGGAAGACTAATGGATTCACAAGCAAAGCTGCTATGAAGTCCAAAGTCGAAGTTCTTAAGAAAGACATCTTCGCTGCTGATCAACAGGAGAAGGAAATAATTTCGAAATTTCCTGCACTCGCTAAAGAGACCAAAGGCAGTGGTAAAGAGCCTGATAGACCTTGTGTAGCTCGCTACGGGCAATGGATGCCTGTTCAGCAAGCGATAAGTATATTAGGTTTGGCCGCACGTGAACACTTCGCAGCTCAGAAGAAATATGTGAAGAGTTTACATCAGCTCACTACTGCCCCTCGTTGTTCTCTTTGCTTCAACGTTAAGAACGGAGATTGGTGTAACTGTAATATCCCAGGATGTGCACAGCTCAATGAAGTTCGAAAAGGACAGCGCTTTGATTTCAACGCCCTAAGGTTGGGAAGGTTGGAACAACGCGATCCTGAAGATGAAGAAGAAGAGGAGAAACAAGAGGAGGAAGAAGAAGAAAAAGACCCTAATCAGGTTTTCGAAGATGCAATGCAAGCGGAAATAGAACCAGAAGCTGGTGAAATTATACGTATGGCAATGGATTTGTTTCAAAACGAGTTCATTACGTATGTATCGAAATTTTCATTTACAGCTGGTTATCCCTTGCTAGAGAATGCTATTCTCCTGTCATGGTTGCGAACGTTTCAATTCCTATTAAGGAATTTCGGAGCGATCAAGCACATAGGAAGGTGGTATTTAGTAGCCCTAACATTTTTGTCCACTTTGTGGATAACGATTGGATTTCTATATATACCACCTCCTTTGTACCTACTATTGACAGGTTTGTTCTTCTTCACGGTTATAGTGTTCCTTTCAGCTCTAAAGAGGTTTATAGCTAGAGCGGTTACACGAGAGATCTATTATCGTGTGATTAACGGTAACCCCGTTCGCCTCGCCACCATGTTCGGAGGAGCGTCTCTTGCTATCGCTGGTATCCGCATGGTGTCGAATTTGTTCGGTCCTGCTATCGATGCTCAAGCCAACTTAGATCCGAAGTGTAAAGCGGACGTTGAGGCTAGGCATAAAGAAGTTGACCAGTGGGCTAAAGTAGAAGAGGTCCCTTACGATTTCCCTGAGTGTTTGGAAACGTCTACTTTGGAACAAATTCGAAACAAATCCGTCGCTAACCAGGTTTTGATTACTCTAAATGGATCTGACGCGACAACCCCATTTTGCGGAGGGTTTTTGTTAACAAACTTTCTTTTGTTAATACCGCATCATTTCTGGGAAAACCTTCGGAAGCGAGATTCAGTCCCTAACGTTTCAATAGCGTGGGGTAGAAATTCGCGAGGAGTTCCCAGAGTGGCTCTAACCAATCCTGTTCGTCTAAAACAAGACGGTGAAGATACTGATTTTGTGTGTGTGAGAATGTCGAAGTCGTTAACTTGTGGCTCAGCTGACAACTACTTTACCGATCGTATCCCGCAGGAGACCACGTGCCTTATGTACTCTATCAATCCGCAATTGGAAATGGAAGAGAGAGAGTTACTATGGTCACAACAGAAGGTTACAAATGGGACAGGATTAGCACCCGTTGTTGGCAGTAAACATCAATTGAGAACTGCTACATCTAACGGTTATTGTATGTCTCCCATTTATTGTAAAGAAAAGCCCTCTCGTATTGTTGGTTTCCACATGGGTGGAAATACGCAGTCTCGAATAGGTGTCGCGTTTGCTTTTACAAAAGCTGACTACGACTTCTTGACGACGAATTCGCGTATAGAACCCCACGCCGTCTTTTTAGACGATGACAAGTACTTCGAGCCGCTAGCTACCTGGAAAGGTATCGACATGGTTGATCCATACGATCCTACTAGAAAGCTAGTTGACCCTGGAGAGCTTCATAAGCGTTCTGTGGTCAATTTCGTCAAGTTCGAGAAAGGATGCGTGGATTATCATTGCTACGATAAGAAGTTTCGAGCAACGATGCATTCACGTGTGGTAAAGACTCCAATCTCATCAACTCTTGAGAAATATGGTTGGCCGAACCACTTCGGCCCTCCTAAGTTCATGAGTGATAGAAATCATGCCGAGTATTTTCAGCGAGGTATAGATGGAGCCGCACCATTACATCCCAAGCTCATCCAGATGGCTCAACGAGATTATATCATGCCCGTCGTAGATAAATTGAAATCCTTAGGTACTGAAGCGTACCATATGCTCAATGTCGACGAGTGTCTTAATGGCGTGTCTGGCAACAGATGGATCAAACCCATAGATGTGAATACAGCTGGTGGTGTAGGATTTTCTGGTCAGAAAAAGAAACATTTGGAAGTGACTTATGACGAAACAGGTAGGAAGAACGTCACGGCGACTCAGATAGTGAAGGATAAAGTGAAAGAGTTATATGAGAAGTGTAAAGAAGGCATCATGCCCTCTACATTGATCAAAACAGCTCTCAAAGATTGTCCTACTATGCAGAAGCCTTACGCTGAGAAAGATAAAGTGCGTCTCTTCTCAGTTTTCAACATGTGTCATTTCTTCCTTGGGAAGATGCTTTTCGCAGACCTACTAGCGAAATTATACAGCATCCCATTGATGTCAGAACTATTGCAGGGTAGTAAGACTATCAATGAAGAATGGACCCAGATACATGATCATTTGTTCCAATTCCCCGACGGTGTATTTAACGGCGATTTTTCCAAGTTAGATGTTACTCTCAGTGGCCAAATCATACGCGGCAGTTGTACTATATTATTGCTGTTGGCTGAAATGTTTGGTGCTACTAAGGAGCAACTATTGGCGATGGAAACATACATATGTGATGTTGCCACATCTTCTTGGATTTTCAACGGAAGCATATTCACGTTGGATGGTTGGAACCCTAGTGGAACTTATTTAACGATTGTTATAAATGGATTGGCGATGTGTCTGCTGCACAGAATAGCATACTTTCATGGCTGCATCTCTAGGTGTTTGACAATACACCCGTTCAGAGATGTTATAGCCTTAGGATCAGTAGGTGATGATACAGCAGGCTCCTCCTCTCTTGATTGGTTTAACATGAGATACCTGCAGGAATTTTTCGCTAGTATTAACATGAAGTACACCGATGCTAAGAAGAGTGCAGTTGCCGAGAAGTTTGTCAGTCTCGAAGAAGTTTCGCTTTGTAAACGCACTTGGCGATGGGAAGAAGCTATTCAGCATTATGTTTGCCCTATTGAGCTTGATTCGATTTCTAAGTCTATCCATTGTGCAATGAACAATAGTACGAAGGTTGATCTAAGCACAACGACTATTCAGAATCTCGATCAGGCTATTATCGAACTCTCACGCCACACTGAAGATGTCTTCTTGAAATATAGAGAGATCATCAGAGCGGCCACAGAGGAGATGCAATGGGACCATATGCTGAAGCATCTTAATAAATCGCACCGAGAACTACAAATAGAATTGCGGGACAAGCATTTCTACAGGATCTATGAAGATGATCCTGACGATGTGGACGACATCGAACCCCAATCGTTCGAGCCCATGGACACGAATGGGTGCAGACGTACATACCTGCGCAAAATAGTGTTATTCACGGTACTGGTTACCGCCTTGTTGTTTCGCAGAACACGAGGTAGGCTTGCCGTGTCTACAATGCGATCTTATCTTTCGGAGTCTGACCCCTCTCCGTTAGTAAATTATAAAAACTGGGTTACTAGTCTTAATAATCAAACAGAGCTGACAGGAAGTCAGCGCGAGGAGGTATTATCTTTCTCCAATAAGACATCGCACTGGATGTCAAAGATGGAAACATCTACAGAATCAACAGTGCAACAAAGCGAGACGCACGACTCGATAGATGGTTTTCTGAACCGTCCAATTCGTGCATATGAATTTGAATGGAGGCCTGGAACGGCCCTCTGGAAAGTGTTCGACCCCTGGTTAGCTTTCTTCGAAGATGCTAGAGTGAGTAACAGGATTGCTCATTTCAAGAATCTGAGAGCCTCACTTAGGGTCAAATTTCTGATTAATGGTAATGCGTTCTATTATGGTAGGTTGATAGCCTCATATAGACCCATGCCTGAATCAGATAATCGAACAGTTTTTAGAAGTACCGTCCCACAAGATTTAATAGAAGCTTCCCAACGATTGTCAGTATTTCTCAACCCAACTGATAGCGCTGGTGGAGAGCTACTTCTTCCATTCTTGTACCCAAAGAACTATGTGAGCATACCTTCAGGTGAATACTCTAAACTAGGTAATATAGAGATAAGAGATATGAACACTCTTCGTCACGCGAATGGATCTAAAGATCCAGTGACAGTTACCGTGTTTATTTCAGCTGAAGATGTTGACTTGAGCACACCAACAAGTCAGACGCCCGCATACATCGAACCTCAATCAGGTGAATATGGAAAGTTATCAGGTCCAGCGCATACTATTGCTAACTGGAGTGGTAAACTATCAAATGCACCTGTTATAGGCCGGTACGCTAGAGCTACCGAATTGGTCGCATCAGCGGTGGGTAACGTCGCCTCCCTCTTTGGTTTTTCACGACCCCGTATTGTCGATATCCCCCAGAACAAGATTATCACGTGGCCTGTACTTGCGAATTCCAATGTTGCTGACACTAGTCAGTCGTTAGCGCTGGACTGCAAAAAGGAAATCACGATTGATCCTCGAGTCGTTGGATTGGGAAATTCTGATGAGATGGCTCTTGTTCCATTGGCGTGTAAGGAGTCGTACCTAACCACTTTCGAGTGGGATATGGGTGCTCCTGTTGATACACACCTGTTCTCAATAAAGATAAGCCCTCAACAATGTTCGCTTCATAAGAATGCTGAGTTAAACTTAGACGAAATACATATGACTCCGAGCTGTTGGGTAGGTACACCTTTTGAGTATTGGACAGGATCGATGAAGATCAGACTACAAATAGTTGCATCAAAATATCATAAGGGACGCCTACGTTTCGTGTGGGATCCAGATCATTTTGATGACAAAAAGAGTTCTGATTTCAATCTTAATTATTCAGAAATTGTCGACATAACGGACGCAGATGATTTTGCTATCAAAATAGGATGGGGACAAGACACGAATTATCGTGACTGTCGTCCTACTCCTTCTCCTATGCATTCTTTTGAACCATTCGTATCTACAGATAAGTACTCCAATGGAACTTTGTCTGTATATGTTGTGAACAAGCTGACTGCTCCTAATCCAGATGCGGAAGGAGTGAGCGTCAATGTGTTTACTTCAATGTGCGAAGATTTCGAGGTGAATGGTATGAGTGATAGAATTCAAACGCTTAAAGTCTTGGATTTCGACGTCCAAGATCCTGGTGATGATATAGAAGTCGACCTAAAGACGTGTATTCCTCAAGCAGTATTGTATGGGAATGAATCTTTTGGAGATCAGTCGACCCTCGTTCTACCTCAAGCAACTACTCTGAACAACTTTTACTCTAGGTGTAATGTTGGCGCACGCAATTACAACTTACTAACCTTTGGTCAGTATAAAGCTGGAATTGTGGACTGGGATTTGGAATTTGCTTTTTCCAATCCGAGCGCCGTTGCATGCGTTTGCAGAGTTAACGTTGGGAATTTTACAGGAGAAGCACCTTTAGATGGGTTCATTGGAGCAGAAACGAAAGTAACTGTTAGAGTACCCATCTCTCCTGGTCTGACGTATAATGCTGTCAGCATGGAGTTCCCTGGTGCCATAGGTAGAGTTATGTGCGATTATATCAAAGTGCCATTGCCATTGTCGTGGAATACCAAGATCCTTCGGGGTGTCGATTTGCTTAATATAACGTCAGGTTCAGACTTAGTGAATGAAGAAGCTGTAGAGTTCGTTACCTCTATGTCTGGAGACTTCTTTAGTCTACAGATGCCAGCTGATTTAGCTGAAGGAACTGATTGCTACATGTCGTTAAGATCGTATCTCGACAACCCACCCTACAATCGTGGCGAAGAACCGTATTCGATAACCGGTATGCCTATCATAAAAGCTGGAAATGCGCCTCTAGTAATAACGAGAGAAGCGGGTTTTCCAAAGATACTAGCTGTGTATTATATAGCCGATGATGACATCACTCCTCAAAGTGGAGAGATTGAAAACGAAGCTCAAGATAATCCGACATCAGCGCCTGTTACGTGTTATATGGGCCCTTCTTGTGTAAGTGGTCCGACTAACCAGGTGTTTTTCGGAGAACAGATAGCTTCTTGGCGACAAGTACTCAAACGCTATATCGATGCCTACTTCTGGAATAATTCATCCAGAGGAAATGATAGCATGTTTCTGCCGTTTTATCCAGCTCCTGGCGATGTGTCTGGAAGTCCAGGATTCATAATTCACGGTCTTTCTAATAGGAAGTCTTTGTTTACGTGGATCTCGTCAGCATATCTCGCTAGGAGAGGTTCTATGCGCTACAAGTTCATTAACGCAACGCGACATAACAATGCAATCTCTGCATGCCGAATACCAGTATCGAGAGCGAGGCAACCCTTTTCCGCTGTGGATTATGGGTTCTTGCAAGGCAGTTTAACTGGTTCATGTACGGATACTCCGTGGATATCATGCGGTCTAGAAGTTGAATTACCGTGGTATTCTAAGTACAGGTTTTATCCGTCAAGATCAGCAAGCTTGATAGATCCAAACAATTTCGTACAAGGAGATCAACTGGCATTTAGACCGAGTGTTTCCAGTGGTAGTGTGTTATCGTCGATAGGGGAGGACTTTGCTTTGATGGGCTTTGTGTGCACGCCCATTGTAGCGACCAATTAATAGGTAGAGTGGCCCTACCTGAATTGGGTCACCTGGTAGGTGACCTGTCGGCCACAACTTTACATATACCAGACTCATTTCGTAACAAATTGTTACGCTATTGAGTGC